TCACATAATGACCCAAATTATTTAGGTTCTGGGTCTTTACTTTTGGGGGATATTAAAAAATATGGTAAATGTAATTTTAAAAAAGAAATATTGGAAGTATGTACTAAAGAAAATTTAGGGGAACGAGAAGAATATTGGATTGATTATTTTGGTGCTGCTAAATCTAAGAATTTTTATAATATAAGAAGCCAAACATCTGGTTGGTATAATAAAGATTCAAACCCAGAAAAATATGATTATGTTTGTGATAAAATATCTATGGGTCATAAAGGGAAACCAAAACCATGGTTAAAGAATAATGAAGAAAGGAAAGGGAAATTAAGCAAAGCAAATAAAGGTAAACCAAAACCCTTGGGTTTTGGGGAAAAAGTTAGTAAATCAAAAACTGGGATTAAATTATCCCCCGAACATTGCCTAAAAATTAGCCAAGGTAAAAAGGGGAAACCTCAATCCCAACAATTTATTACCCAAAAATTTAAACCTATTATACAATTAGATAAAGAAAATAATATAATTCAAAATTTTGGGAGCATAGAAGAGGCATCTAAAAGCAACCCTAAATTTAAGAGAAGTAATATAAGTTGTTGTCTAATTGGGGTTTCAAAAACTTCCTATGGTTTTGTTTGGAAATATCTTTAAATAAGGGCGATTTAATCTCCTCTTCTAATATTTATAATAAACGATACAATATTTATAATAAAAACATAAAAAATGGCAATATTAGATTCTAACGAAATATTCTACACAGCATTCGAACCAGTACAAAAAAATAGATTTATATGCTATATTGATGGAATACCTTCGTATACTATTAAGGGAATGAGCGCTATAACTGTGGAAAATGGTGTAGTGGCTTTAAACCATATAAACGTTCAAAGGTTTGTTAAAGGTAAAACTAAATGGAACCCAATTACTTTTACACTTTTCCAACCAATAACCCCATCTGGCTCACAAGCAGTAATGGAATGGTTTAGAATGCACCACGAATCTGTAACAGGAAGAGATGGTTATAGTGATTTCTATAAAAAAGACTTAACATTTAATATTATAGGCCCTTTAGGAGATGTTGTAGGTGAATGGGTTATAAAAGGAGGTGTTATAACAAACACAAACTTTGGAGATTTCAGTTGGGATTCTGAAAATGAAGCTCAAAACACAACTATAATAGTTCAACCTGATTATTGCATTTTAAATTTCTAGAATGTTAATAACTAACACCCTATAAAAACACCCTTAAGTATTTTATATACCTTAGGATTATTATTGAAAATACCTTGGCTTCTGCTAAGGTTTTTTTTATATTAATATTTATAATTATAATAACAGTTATTTTAAAATAAATTATGCCTGAATTTAAGTTACCCACAGAATTTGTAGATTTACCCTCTAAAGGATTAATATATCCAAAAGAAAACCCTTTATCAAGCGGAAGATTGGAAATAAAATATATGACCGCTAGAGAAGAAGATATTCTTACTAACCAATCTTTTATACAAGATGGTACAGTTTTCGATAGATTATTTAAATCTTTAATAGTTACTCCAATAAATTACGATGATTTATTAATAGGAGATAAAAATGCTATAATGATTGCTGCTCGAATATTAGGAATGGGTGCCAAATATAAATTTAAATATAGAGGTAATGAGGAAGAAGTTGATTTATCGTATCTTAAAAATAAAGAAGTAGATTACTCATTATTTAAAGAAGGGTTAAATCATTTCCAATTTGTATTACCTAATTCTGAAAACGTTCTTACCTTTAAATTTTTAACTCATGGGGACGAAAAGAAAATAGATGAAGAAATAAGAGGCCTTAAAGCTATCAAAAAAGATGAAGTAGGTACTCTAACTACAAGACTCAAATACATAATAACATCAGTCAATGGTAATTCCGATAAAGAATTCATAAGAAGGTTTATTGACAACGAATTCCTTACCCTGGATACCAGGGAGTTTAGAAAGCATTTAAATAAAATTAGCCCAGACGTTGATTTAACTTTTTTTCCCACTGGAAGTGAGGAATCAGTTCCACTCCCCCTTGGACTTAACTTTCTTTGGCCTGACGAAGGATAATATTCCTGAGGTTAGAAGAAACTTGTTCACCCAAATCCATGAAATTGTTTTTCATGGAAAGGGGGGATATGATTGGGATACTGTGTATTCCTTTCCTATTTGGCTAAGAAAATTTACATTCTCCCAAATTGATACTTTCAATACTAAAATAAATGAGAGAAATTCTCAAAACAATCAAGTCCCCACTTCTACCACACTCTCTCCACCCAACTTTAAGGGTAAAGCCAAGTATAAATAGTTTCTATTAATTATTGATATTTATAACAAAACTATAATATGGCTACAGGAGACGGAGCTGAACAATTAAACGAAAATTTAAAGAAATCTAGAGAAGAAGCAAATCTCCTAATAGATGCAATGACTTCTATTGGGGCTACTTTATCTGTAGCTATTGATGATGCCATCCAGGGGGTAAAGCAAATAGACAATATAGGAGGTAAAATTCTTCAAACCTATGGAAGAGATATAAATCGTTCTCTTAAGTCTATAAATCTTGGGATTGATGAATCTGTAAATCTTCAACAAAAATTTAATAGAGGCCAAGATATATCTCTTGAATTAGCTAAATTAAGAGAAAAACAAGAAACAAAATATAATGTTCTCCAAAGCAGGGCAGAACTTCTTTCCACAAATTTAAAAGGTTCTTCTTTAAAATTAACTAAAGAACAAAAGTTAGAATTAAAATCCATAAATCAAGAAATTGAAGAAACCCAAAAGTTTGAACAAAAAGCTCTTGAGATTCTAGAACAACAAAACAACGAAAGAGAAAAATCTTTAGGAACCTTAGGTAAAATCACCGGAGGTGTAGATGGAATGTTAAAAAATTTAGATAAAAGTGGAAACTTATCTAAAATATTTAACTTTGATAAAGCCCTTCAAGAAACCAAAAAACTAAACACAGAATTACCAGGTTCTACAACCCTAACTTCCCAAATATTTAAAAACATGTCAAGTGCGGCTTCAATGACCCTGCTTGCAGGGGCTGCCGCTTCTAAATCTTTAGATTTATTTAAACAATGGGATGAAGTAACAGCATCTACCTCTCGAAATATTGGTTTAAGTAAAGAGGCTGCTGGAGAATTAAATAGAGAGTTAGTATCTAATACTGAATTTTTTGGTAAAGGAGGAGTAACTTTAAGTGGTCAATTAAAATCAATAAGTGCCATAAATGCAGGTTTAGGAGGAATATCTCTTAAATTTAGTGGTAATAATGGTTTATTAGAGGGGGCATCTAAACTTTTAAATAGGCTCCAAATTTCTGAGGATGCCTTATCAGGTCTTGCAAGACAATCTATGATTGCCGGTAAGGAAATTTATGATATGGCTGGTTCCCAAGCTGATGTGATGGTTGGGGTTGAAAAGGAATATGGTGTTAGGTTAAGCCTTAGAAATGTAATGGAAGAGGCTAATAAAACCTCAGGTCAACTTCTATTAAATACTATGAATCTTCCTGGAGGTATAGTTAAAGCTGTATCTACAGCAAAATCTTTAGGTGTAGAATTCAAAACCATTTCTGATAGTATGAAATCGTTATTGGATTTTGAAAGTTCAATAACTTCTGAATTAGAAGCTGAATTGCTAATTGGGAGAGATTTAAATTTAGAAAAGGCAAGGTCATATGCTTTACAAGGAGATACTGTAAATGCTATGAAAGAACTAGTATCTCAAGCCGGAAGCCTAGAAGCAATTCAAGGTATGAATGTTATTGCTCAAGAAGCTTTAGCTAATTCATTAGGCTTTAGTGTTGACCAATTATCAGAAATGTTATTGAATCAAGGAGCTATAAATACTCAACTTGATAAAAGTATAGATAGAAAAGGTGCTGAGGTTTTAGCTGCTGAATCTATGGTTTCAATCCAAAAACAAATAGCAGAGGCAATGGAGAATTTCAATGATATGCTCAAAACCTCAGTAAGTTTTGCCTTAATACTTGGAGGTATAGCTGCTATTCTACTTGCAATACCAACAGCAGGTACAAGTTTAGGAGCATTCGCTATTGCTGCAGGGGGAATGGGGGTTGTTGCTGGGGGAGCTATGGCTGCTAAAGATTATTCAAATGCAGCCCAAACACAAGATGGTATAGCNCCTTCNNNAAAAGGNCCTTTTACAATTCAAGATAAATTTGGGGCTACTACAATAACTGCTAAAGGTGANCATTTAGCTGTGTCTCCTAATTTAACTGTAGAATCAAGTCCTATTNATGAGGTTAAACCNCAAATTAANATNACNCCANTAATTAAAAATGAGTTTCCACNACAATTCTATAATTCATCACAAGGNAAAAANCCAATTCCTGATGATAAAGAAGCTAAAGAAACAAATTCATTGTTAAAGCAAATNTTACAAAAACAAGGTATAATAAAAATGGATGCTACTAATGTAGGTACNGCATTTTCAGTAAGCACATACCAAGTTCAATAACTTAATATTTATAATAAAAAAAGACATGGGAATACTTAAATCATTTCAAGA